GCACAGCAACAGCCCGATCTTCACCGAGGACTTGCGCCAACTGGCGTTCAACCTGTTCAAGGCCCAGGCCATCGACAAGGAATCCTTGCTCGACCTGCTGGAGCCGCCCATGAAACAGGAACTGAAAGACCGGCTGAAGAAGATGGAAGAAAAGCAAGCCATGGTTGCAGCGCAGCAAGCTGCCCAGCCAAAGCCTGAGAAAGGTGGCGGCAAACCAGACCTGAAAGCGGTAGGTGGCGAATGAAAGCTGGCAACACCCAACCCAAAGCTGACCAACCTCGCGTAGACACGAAATCGCTTGGCAGACAAGAACCTGCCTTGCAATACCGTGTGCAGGGTGGTAAAAACTATTCCAGCCGGAGTACACCCCGGTCTGATGGACGTTCCTCAACCCGCAGTTACTAGGAGTACACCATGTACAAGAAGATGAAGCGTAGCCGCAAGACTCGTCGGTAAGAATTCCGCAAGGAATAGGGTGTGGCTTTCTTCCCTTTCAAATAGATCGCCTCCTCTGTAGTAAGGAGTGAATCATGCGTAAAGCTCGCAAAGGCCGTAAGGCTCGCAAGTAATTCCCCCAAAGGGTCTACCCTTGCGGGGCGGGTGGAAAAATATAGCCCCCATTTTTTTAGCTTGACAAGTTAGTAAGTGCTTGCCACTATTCGCAAAATTTAGGGATTAACCATGAGCGTACCGTCAGACCGATTGATGGAGATGATTAAAGGCCAACGTGGAGCGCCTGCTCCTGCGGCTGGCGCTATGCCCGGCGCAGAACCAGGCATGGACATGGGGAATATGTCTGATGCTGAAACCCCGCCCATGGCTGCTCCGATGTCCACGCCTGAACCCAAGATGGGAAACAAAGAGGGGGCAATGATTAACCTCTCCATGGCGATGGATTTGATTGAACAAGCACTTCCGGCATTCGGTTCCGAATCGCCTGAAGGCATGAAGGCCCTGCAAGTCCTGCGTTCACTGTCAGGCATCCTTGGCGGCAAGAAAGAAAAGACCAAGGAATTGCAGAATGCCGAAATCATGCAGATGCTTCAGAACTTGCCGCAGGCTGGTGGTGCAACGCCAGAGGGCAAGGCAATGGCAGCAGCACCCGCTATTCCGGGAATGGCTCCCGGTGGCGCACCTCAACCCCCCGCAATGTAAGGAGTAATCATGGACTTGTTTAAACCCCGTGGTGCGTCTCAACCGCGCCGCCCGACTGACAACAACCAGCAGAACGGTCAGATCACCAACACCCCGCGCTTCTCGCAAATGGGTGGACTGAATGGCCCGAACAAGTATGCCAAGAACCGCATGACCCTGGAAAAAGTGCCGGGCGCACAGACCGGTCACAAAGTCATCTAACTATCAAAGGGGATAACAGATGAGTCTTGAAGATTTGAGCATGGAAGCGCGTGACGAACTGGCTCTGCTGGCTCGTCAACTTTCTGAGAATCCTGCCACGCGCAAGGATTTTCTGCGTCTGACCAAGAAGGCAAAGCCGGATATGCCGATCCCTGAACTGGAGATCGAGGATAAGACCGACAGTGCCTTGGAAATGATGCGGAAAGAAAATCAAGAACTTCGTTCTAAATGGCAAGAGAAAGAAGCCGTTGAAGAACTTGAGAAGCGCCGTTCTAGGTTGAAATCCAAAGGCTTGGTGGAACGGGATGAGGACATCGCTGAAGTGGAAAAACTCATGCTGGAAAAAGGTATGACCAACCACGAAACAGCAGCCGAGTACTGGCAGTGGATGAAGCAGTCTGCTCAACCCACGCCGTCTGGCTACAACCCGAATCCCATGACCAAGTTTGATCTGGGCAAGTATTGGAAAAATCCTGTGCAAGGCGCACGGGATGAAGCAGCAAAAGCACTCAATGAGTTGCGGAAAAACCCGCGACCCATTGGTATTTAAGTAGTACAGGGGATATTTTTTTCTCGGAGATGAACCATGCCTATCGGCGGCGGTATTCTTCCGGCTTCGGGTTCGACCCAATACACCGAACTGACTTACGTCACTCGGCGTGCGTTTATCCCGAAACTGGTTGTTCAGCTTTACAACAGCACACCTCTCATGGCGGCACTGATTGCCAACAGTCAGCAAGCTTCGGGCGGTGTTTCATCTGTAACCGTTCCCGTCCAGGGAGCGCAGTTTGTCAATGCTCAATGGTCTGACTACAGCGGCTCGTTCGCCCAGCCTAGCGTTCAGCAAGGCGCGTACAACGCTGAATTCAACCTGAAGCTGATGATCTGCCCGGTTCCGTTCCTCGGAATGGAAGGCGCGGTTCAGCAAGATCACGCGGTCATCCCGCTGATCGAAGCCCGTATGAACGATGCGACCAACGTAATGATGGACGCAATGGCTACGGCGCTGTACAACAACACGACCAACTCGCAGCAGTTTATCGGTCTGCCGGGCGCTATCTCGAATAGCAACCCTTCCGCCGGTAACTACGGCAACATTGATCGTTCCACCTACACCTGGTGGCAGTCCAAGCAGTACGCTGCTGGCTCGGTCAACCCGACCCGTCAGAACGTACTCCAGTACATCAGCGGCACGGTCAAGAACGGCGCGGAAGTCCCGTCCTTCGGCGTGTGCGGCTTTGGTACTTGGACGCTGCTGGCCCAGGATTATGTCGGTCAAGAGCAATACGTCATCACCCCCGGCAGCGGTTTTGATAGCGATGCCAACGGCCCCCAGGCTGCGTTCCGCGCCCTGATGGTTGCCGGTGTGCCGATCTATCCCGATCCGTACTGCCCGGAAGGTAAACTCTACCTGGTCAACACCAACTACCTGTCGTTGTACATCCACGACCAAGGTTCGTTTGTGTTCACCGGCTTTGAGTCCACCCTCCCGAACTGGCAGATTGGTTACGTTGGCGCGGTCTTGATGATTGCCGAACTGGTAAACACCAAGCCCAAGTCAATGACCCAAGTGACCGGCTATAACTCACTGACACTGTAAGGAGAAAAAGCCATGGCACTTGCATTTAACAAAATTCTGGTTGCGAATACCGTAACCAACACCACTTCGGCCTACCTGCAAACCACCACGGTAGCGGCTGTCACAACCGGCAACGGAACCGTGATTACTGCTGGCTCGTACCTGATGAATGCTCAAGCAAACATCACTGTGGTTATGTACGATGGCTCGGCCTGGGGCACGATGATCGCCAACAACACCGGCGGTTATTTCGTTTCGGACGGCGTGAACGTGGCTGCGAAAGCAGTAAACGCGAACACCACCGCAACCCTAGTGACGGTCAATGGCGGTCAAGCCGCTAACAGCACCTTTGCCTCGTAAGGAGTCACCATGATTGCGAATCATGTAGGTGCAAATTACCCGGATAAGTTTAGCCGGTACGCTATTGGTGAAATTGGTGGCGTATCGCTGGCTGCTACTGGTAACGCAGTAGGAACCATTGCTATTCTGGGTGGTACGCAATACATCATTCGCCAGATCACGGTGATGAATGCTAACGCTTCCATCAATACCGCAAACGTCACGATCCTCACCTCCTCGGACGGGAACGTGTCGAATGCGGTAACTGGAAACGTCCTGCTGTCGAACGTGACCAGCAACACTACCTTCCAAGATATGACCCTGGCATCGGGCGCTGCAACCAGCACCTACACTGCCGGAGCCTTGTTTGTGAAGATCAACACTGCTGTTGCTGGCACTTGCGATATCGTCGTGTATGGCGATGTGGTGTCCCTGTAATGACAACCGTATATGTGACAAACAAGAATTTCAAACCTCTTGTCGTTGACTACGGCGGGAAAGACGTTGCGTTTCCTGTCAACGAAACTGTCGAAATCCCGCTGGTAGCAGCGCGTCACATATTCGGGTACGGTGACGATAACAAGGAACCGTATCTGGCCTCACTCGGACTTTGTTTGACCAGCAACGAAATCCCGGACGGATTAAAGCGGCTGGCGAACTTTGTCATCACCGAGGAAGCGCCGCAAAAAGACCACTCTTTATCCCCGGTGGTGGAACAAGTACCCCTTCCCCCTGCAAAGCGGGGAGGGGGAAAGATCCTCGCTATGACGGCATGATGGGATACAGATGTCACAGACTCTTTCCGGCTACATCACAGAATGTCGGCGGTTGCTGCATGATGCAAACGGCAACTTCTATTCTGACAATGAACTGACTGACTACATCAACAACGCTCGTCAGCGTCTAGTCAGAGACACTGGCTGTCTACGAAAAATTCAGACGGTCACAGCAGTTACCAACCAGGAGGTTTACACCTTCTTGGCAGACTTCCCCCAAGCTATGCAGACCATGGATGTTTTGAACATCAATCTGTACTGGGGCAATACTCGCGTTCCGATGCGCTATATGTCGTGGACGCAATTCAACGCGCAACTGCGCTACTGGCAGAATTACATCGGGCAACCTATTGCCTTCTCCATGTACGGGCCGACCAGCCTGTACATTGGCCCTATCCCCGATCAAACCTACACGATGGAATGCGATACGGTCATCCTCCCGACCCCGCTTGTTAGCGGGACGGAAGTAGACCAAATCCCTGACCCGTGGACTACCCCGGTGGCGTTCTATGCTTGTTACAAGGCCAAGTTCAAAGAACAATCTTATGGCGAAGCTGAGATTTTCAAGCAACAATATCAGCTACAAGCACAATCTGTCCTAGCGACAACGTACACCAGAAGGATGCCCAACCCTTACTCGACTCCGTACTGATATGGCTGCCGCAGAGCAAAAAAAGTCATATAAGGTCATCAAGGAGTTCAAGGGGGTCAATACCAAGGCCAACCGGACGGCTATTGATGAGACGGAATTCGCCTGGATTGAGAATGCTCAACCCATTGGCTTTGCCAACATCAAGGTCATCAACAGCCGTAGCACGGTTCTTGACTCTGGCAACACGGCAGTTACCTTTGCCAACACGGTGTCTGGCTTGTTTTCCTGCTCCATCAACAACAAGGACTACATCCTTGCGTTTCAGGCTGATGGACGGTGCGAATACTTTAACGTCACAGACGCTGCCAAAGGCACAGTAGCTGCTGCCGGTACATTCTCGGCGGCTGGCGTAGAAGTTGGGCAGTGGAAAGACGAACGCGCCCTCATTCTTGACCCGTCCAACGGCTACTACACCTGGGACGGCACAAACCTGGTGGCTGTAGGCTCGATTGGCTCCATTGCCATCGTTTCTGGGGGTTCGTCCTACACCAGCGTCCCGACAGTGACCATTTCAGCCCCCAACAACGCCAATGGCGTTCAGGCACTGGCAAATGCCACTATTTCAGGGGGTGCAGTCACCTCCATCACCATTTCTGAGGCCGGAACTGGCTATACCGTAGCCCCAACCATCACCCTTTCCGGGGGTGGAGGCTCTGGTGCGAATGCCGTTGCAGGCATTGTGACCTTTAAAAAAGGCACGGTAACGGTGCTTGTGACCAACGGCGGCAGCGGCTACACCAATGCAGCCAACACGGTAGTCACCATTTCTGGCGGCGGCGGGACGAACGCCACGGCAACGGCGGTGCTATCCGGCGGTCAAGTCACCCAGGTTCTGATGAACAACCCAGGATCGGGCTACACGAATACTGCCAACATCACGGCAACCATCACCGGCGGTGGCGGCAGCAACGCGACTGCCAAGGCGATCATTAACAGCAACGACAACGTAGGCGTGGCCTCGTTCTCTGGGCGCGTCTGGGTGGCTTACGGACGGACGGTGGCGTACTCCGCAGCCGGTTCGTACAACGATTTCACCAGCATCTCGGCTGGCAACATCCTGCTGACCGACTCTACGCTGCACGGCAACATTCAGCAGATTTTGTCTGCCAACAACTTCCTGTACATCTTTGGCGATGACAGCATCAACGTGTTCTCGGATGTCCGTGTCACGACTGCCGGTCTGACGCTGTTCACCAACACCAACGTCAGTGCCTCGGTAGGCTCCAAACGCAAGGACGCGATATTCCCGTACTTCCGTTCTGTGCTGTTCCTGAACGATTACGGCGTGTATGCCCTAGTTGGCTCGACCACCAGCAAAATTTCAGACGCATTGGACGGCGTGTTCCCGACCATCGACTTCACCTACCCGATTACGGCTGGGCAGGTTCTGGTCAACAACATTCTGTGCGCGGCATTCAACTTCAAGCAAAACTATTACGGCGGCTCTCGGTTCGTGCAGGCCGTGTTTTTTGAGAAAAAATGGTTTTTCACCAGCCAGGGTGACACGCTCAACTATGTGACTTCCGTCCCGGTAAGTGGCTTGATTACCCTGTACGGCACGGACAGCAACGCCCTCTACAAGCTGTACGGCAATAGCACAGCCAATACGTCCAGCACGATTCAGACGGCGCTAATGTCCATGGGCGATCCGATTCGGGACAAGCAGGCGCTCAAGATTGGCATTGAGGCCACGCTGACTACTGGTGGCACATTGAACGTCACCGTGGATAGCGAACAAGGTAGCAGCCCAAGCTATGCGCTTGTAAACTATGCAACTTGGTACAACTATCTCGGCGCAACAATCCCATGGAAGAATAATTCCAATACGGCGGTTCCGTGGATTGGCGCTGGATATACGCTATTTAAGACTGATGCTGAACAATGGGGTAAATATCTAGGTCAAACCTTGACATCCACGACACCGGGATTTGTAGTCAATGGTTTTGAGTTTGAACACGAACTAAGAGCGAGGTTCTAATGGCTGTTCCAAATATCTTTGCAACTGCGACTAGCGCGATTCCGCTGTCACAGCTTGACCAAAACTTTGCCACGGCAATTACGCTTGGCAACACTGCCGTCTATCTGGGAAACACGACCACCAGTTTGGGCAACGTCACGTTGACCAACACCCAGGTCAACAACTACACCGAGGGTGTGGTGGCGATTGGCAACAGCAGCACGACTCAGACGCTGGCGCTGACTAATGGAACGATTCAGACGGTCACGATGACCGGAAACTGCACGTTCACGATGCCAACAGCATCGGCTGGCAAGTCTTTCCTGCTAATCATCAACACGGGTGCAGGCAGCTTTACCGGAACCTTTACTGGTGTGAAGTGGCCTGCAAACACGGCTCCCACGATTACGACTACCGCATCCCGTTACGACATCATCACGTTTGTCGCTGACGGTTCGTCCTGGTTTGGCAGTGCTGTTCAGAAC